TGGGCTGCGCGGTAGTCGATGTAGACACCCGCAGTACCCCCTGAAGTGGCTGCTTGGTCGGTGCCCCACCACAACCCCACCGTATCCCCGGCATTGAGCGTGAACACTACCTCCGAATAGCCGCAAACATAGGTAGACACTCCAGCACTTTTTCGGGCTTGGAGCGTGAAAATCGTGGTTGAACCCGGCACGTCATTTGCCGGGGTTGAGTCGTTGATGCGCAACCAGACAATCGCGTCATGGGCAACGTTGTCACTGTTGGCAAACTGAAGGCTGTAGGTGATCTTGTACACACCGGGAACCTGCGCCGTGGCTGTACTGTTTGAATTCAGCGTAAACCCAACGCCCGCATCCAAAGTGTTCCATTGAACTATTGTGGGCGTATTAGACGCCGTTGCATACTGAATAGCTGCATCAGACGCGGCAATATGAGGAAACTCCAGATATCTGCCGCCGAGCGGACCGAACAACAGACTCAAGGCATTCTTGAGCTGATTGAAGTACAAACGCAGGACGTTGGTGAACTGGTCCTGATACCGGCGCTCGTACTGCTCCGTGCCCAACGGGAGGTTGGGGGTTGCTGGGGTGGTGATCCTCTGAGCCATTACCGGCGTCCATCCGGGCGTATGTCAATACGTGGAGCGCCGAGCTGCCAAGTCGTATTGAGCTGGTTGGAGCCGATCTTGAAGATCATCTGGCGACCACGGAAGCGGGTGTACACCTGACCACTGAACTCCTCGGTGATGTAGTAGGCTGCGCCCTTTTGCACCGGCTGGGAGGCATCGCTCGTCACACCCGAGCCTGAGTTAGTCATGCCATACAACTCCATCGTCACCGTGGGAGCGGTGCCATCCGGGGCGTTTGTGGAGTCCTCAAACGTCAGGTCAGGCAGGATACGCCAGACGAAGCCAAAGTTGTGGCCGTCACCGATGTCGAACTCGGACGAGGAAATATAGGCATTGATCGCTGCCTCGGTGCCCGTCTCGTTGTCGTTGATGCCGTTCTCGTGGTTGACGAGGTTGTAGCTGTACGTAGCTGCCACAGGGTACTCGCGCAAGCCCGAGTCGAGCCAAGCGGTTCTGGCCATTTGACCGTAGTACCAGACCTTTTCCAGGTAGTTGAACACGACATACCGGTCAACGGTCGTCGAGTTGGCCGAGCAGTAGAACCACCAGACCTCGTTGAAGCCCTCGCTGGTGCCGCAGACAACTTGGTAGCCTTGCGTCTTGTTGAAGTCCGAGAACACATAGCGGCGCAGGTCGCAGTTGAGCGTCTGCACACGGCCATCGTACATGTAGAACTTGTCCACGCCCATCCAGTACACCACACCGGAAGCAATGACGGCGGCATTGGGGCCGACGATGGAGATGTTGTCGCCCAGAAGCTGGGGTTGCCACACGTAGGGTGGGCCAAGGTACTGAAGCGAGTATGCCGAGGAATCCGTGATGACAAAGATTTCCTGCCGGGTCTGGACGGTGGTCACGATCTCAGAGCCGTGCGACAGACGGATACTGCCTGCCTGGTTTACGGCATCGGGGGTCCAGTTGTACGGGTCGTCCTGATTCGACCAACGAATCAGCATCGGGTCCAGCGTACTGGAGCCGTAGTCGTTCGTGCCAAACACAATGATGAAGCGCGAAGTGTCCGAAACGGTCAGGTTGTTCTGAACCGTTGGAACGTCAACCGGGGTGATTGACTGTGTGCCGGACTGAGAGCCCGAGGTGTTGACTATCGCCCCTGCCGCAGTGAGAAGCTGGAACGTCAGGCCGTTGGCGTTGTACACATAGTACGTAGTCCCCGCAGTGATGCCCGTCGGCAGAGCGCCCGTTGTGCTGAACTTGATAGCCGCGCCCTCGGTATACAGGACCGTGGAGGTTACGACTGCGGGAGAAGCTATTGTGATGGTAGCTGTGCCGCCCAGACTGTTCAACAGAACGCCGCGAGTGCTCACGCCGTTGGTGGCATCCCAGTAGTACAGGCCACCGCCACGAGGGCCGTATACGAGGTCTTCCCCGTAGTTCATCTGGTTCCACAAGCGCATCGAACTGTATGTTGTCGTGCCCACACCCCAAGTACCGCCGCCCCAAGTGCCACCACCCCAACCGACAAGAGGCACAGCAATCGCGGGGCCGACGTTGATCTGATACGCAGCCGACACCGAGGAGCCGCCATATGAGCCAGCAGTCAGCGCAGAGCCAGTCGTGATTGTGTACGAATTGGAGTTGACAACGGTGACTTGGAATTGCGCATTGAGTGTTGTGGCGTAGGTGCCAGTTGCTCCGGTGAACGTAACAAAGTCACCGGTAACGCAGCCGTGCGAAGCAGCCGTCACAGTGACCGTAGTGGTTCCGTTGGCTGTGAATGGGTTAGTGCCCAACGTTGTGGTTGTGCGCAGGGGAGTAACGTCGTAGTAAGCGCCGCCCTGCTCGATATAGAACTTCAGGTTTGTGCCAACCCCCATGAGGTTGAGACCGCTGAGTGTGATCCAGTTCCAGAGAGAGCGGCAAACACCTTGGTAAGTGTAGCCGGAGATGCGCTGCCAGCCGCCGATAACTTCGGGATTACCCTGACGAAAGCGCACGTTGTTGCACTCGTACCAGCCGCCTTCGGTGGTATAGCGCGTGTTCTCCCGGTTCACCCCGGGCTTAAAAAGGATTTTCTGTAGTGGCATCTTCAGTCCATCAACAGGCACTCGGCCTGACGGCGTTTGAGCAGGCCGGGCAGCACCTTGCCGCCACCACGGGTCCAAAGCATCAGTTGCTCTTTGGCTCCGTCCCAGTCCTGAGCGTTGATTTTCCTACGGAGTGTGCTGGTCTGCAAGCGCCCAATGCCCGTATTGAACGCAAAATCCAAGATTGCAGCAACTCGTTTTGGGTTTTCGTTAACCAATTTTGGGCACTGCCGGAATACACCCGGCAAAAACACTTCGCCCAAATGAAATTCGAGCAATTTTATGGCTTCTTCTTTGGTAAGCGGCGGGTCTTGCAATGTGACTTTCCGGCCGTCTTGATAGAAGGTTGCGCCCACCCCAATGGTAGCGACACCGGCCGGGCAGACGTATGGCTTTAGCAGCATGCCCTCAAAGTTTACGCACAAGGCTGCTGCGATCTGTATGCTTTCTGACCATCCTGCATTTTCTGTATCCATGCTGCCTTTTCCTCGTCAGACCAGCGATGCCACGCATGCCGCTTCCTGTCCATAATATCTGCGTTGTTGTCTCGGGTATTGCCGGTTCGCAAGTGCAATGGGTTAACACACTGCGGATTGTCACACGAGTGCAAAACAGAAACCCCAGCAATATCAACCCCCTGAATGCTCAGAGACATGCGGTGCGCAGTCAGTGTTTTCCCGCCAACCCGGATGACCCCGTACCCACTTTTGGCGCGTGCGCCCAACCAAATCCAGCAAGCCTCCACATCGGCGGGAACCAAAACGTAGCTGCTCCATCTGCATTCTGGCGAACAATGCTTTTGAGAGTTCCCGTCAGGTCTGGTTCTCTCAAAAAGCTTGGCGCAATGCGCACACTTGAAAATCTTTGACATTTGCGACTCCTAAGTTGTAAAGTCATTTTATAATCTTGGAGTCTTGTGTCAACTCACAGCCCACGCTGTTTCAAAGTGCGGTCGAGGAACCAGTAGTTGATGGTGCCAGACAGTAGCGCCGAGAAGTCCGGGGACATGACAAGCCTGAACACCTCTGCGGGGGGCATGCCGTGCAGCCAAGCGTTCCAAGCAAACCAGACATGCGCAAACGACCAGATGGAGAGAACCCAGTAGGTCACCACCGGACGGACTGAAGCGGATAGCGCGGCCATCTTGCCGCCAGCGGCTTTGGCCATCTCAGTTTGCTGACTGATCGCAGCGTTGAACGCAGCCATTGCGCCCGTGTCGATTGCTGCATCGCGCTCGGCACCGATCTCCGCCAGCTTCTGCTGACCACGGGCCTTTTCCAGGTCGCACTGCTTGTCGAACATGCGCAACTCATGGTCACGCTCATTCTTCTTGTCGAAGTACTTCATGACCTCCGGAGCCAGCCGGAACACGCCGCCGATCAACCCACCGAGGACGCCGCCTCCAAGTAATTCAAGCATTCTGTGCTCCTGTGGTTATCACGTCGTCGCCTTTGCGAACCGTGACCTTGTTGCCTTCAACCTCAACCCGCATGGGTTGATCTTCCTTGTCCAGTCGGCGAATCAGTTCGTGCATGACCGCAAACTCGGGCTTTTCCTGCTTCTCAGCAGTCCCAGCAATACCGTTCATCATGTTGATGATGGCAACCAACGCACCACCGATCATGGTCATCACCGCAGTAATGGCGGCTTCAGAAAGAAAGTACGAAGAGCCGACCCCGATCAGCACGATCAGGGTGATGTAGAACAAGCCAAACCTGCCAATGGATTTACCGGCAACTTCCTTGGCAGTCTCAGCAGTTTCCATATCAACTCCAGTATTGAGCGACGATGTGGAATGTCCACAAAGCCATAAATAGAATAATGGCCGCTGCGGTGAAGGCAACAAACCAGTCTTTCACGTTACAGGTTCCCAGTGTTGGTTGATGGGAACGACCTGTTTAATCCCCAGATAATTCTCACTGCGCCGCCAGAACCCACGCCGCCAGACGGAAAAAGATTGGAACCTCCGCCACCGCCGCCACCGTATGCGCCTCCATCTCCACCACTGGAGCCATCCTGACCACTTGATCCACCAGAACCTGCGGAGCCTCCAGAGTTCCTGCTGACCGCTGCGCCGGTAGAGCCTTTGCCCAAAATACCAACACCGCCACCACCGCCAGCATTACCGCCGCCTCCACCACCTCCGGCAGCACCACTATTTGCAGCGCCCGCAGAGCCTCCGTTTAGGCCGCTACCTCCTGTGCCGCCTTGGCCAGAATAGCCACCAGCACCGCCACCACCGCCGTAGTACCCACCGCCGCTTCCGCCGTAACCACCATCGCCGCCGCCATCCCCGGTGTAACCACCACTCAATCCGCCAGTGCCGCCGCTTGTGCCGTAGCCGCCCTTCACGGTCGATGTGCTTATGAAGTAGCTATCCCCACCAGAGCCATTGATTCCCCCGCCAGCACCGACAACAACGGTATATGTACTGCCAGGAGTTACAGATATGGCATTTTTCCAACCAAGGCCGCCCCCACCGCCTCCAGTGTCCCCATTCCCTCCGCCACCACCGCCAACACAAACAACGCACACACGTTTAACGTTGGTAGGGCATGTCCAAGAATACGTGCCCGGTGTTGTGTACGCCTGTTGGCTTGATGGAGGGGTGGCAGTTTGCGTGGCTACGCCGTACACAGACGCAGCGCCTCTTGTATTGCGTAGTGGCATGATTAGAAGAATGTGGTTTGGGATGCGAAGACGGTGTAAGAATGAGGCGTAGTAAGACTTGATGTCTTCACCACGGTGTATGCATACACATCAATGCTATTGATGTTTCCGTATGTCGGAGCGCCATTAAGCCACTTTGTGGTCACATTGGTTGTTGACCCATCAATCTGGACAAGGTTGTTGTAGTACGCAGTTGAGCCGTTTGTCACAAAATGCGTGAATGTCACAGACTGGTTGGCATCTATCAAAGAACTCAAGGGGGTTGTCCCATCGCCACGAGCGTTCAGCGTCCAGTTGCCTGTTGCGTTTGATGTGTAATACAGAACAGACTGGGACAGTACGTTGTAGTTGACTGTGCTTGCCGCCGCAGTTGCAGAGACAGTGGCTGTTTCGGCTGCGTTCTTGAGGACTGCACCAACCGTTGTTGAGGAGCCGCTGAGAGTCTGTGTCCCAGTGAATGTATTGGCAGTACCCGTACCGGCAGCGGCCAAGGCTGTTCGGGCATCCGCAGCAGTTGTCGAAGCAGTTCCGCCGTTGGCAATAGGCAGCGTGCCTGTAGCCCCAGATACATCCGGGTAGGACGTGGCGATCTTGACGTAATCGGTGCCGTTAAACCAGACAACAGCCTTCTCGCCAACCGCGATGCTGACACCAGTCTGACCGCTTGCTTTGACCGTGACTGCATATCCCGTGGCCGCGTTGTTGACCACGTACACCTTGCTGGTCGATGGGGCTGTGATGACTTTGATTGCAGTCAACGTGCCGGTGATCTTCAGGACGGCGTACTGCGCAGTTGTGCTACCGATGTTGGTCCCGGCAGAGGTTCCGTTGGTGTTGGCCAAGGTCACAGCGCCGTCGCCGCTCAGGGTCAGCGTTCCAGCCACGGCAATGTCCAGGTAGTCCGTGATGCCGTAGTTAACCATATCTCCCCAAGTGCCGGAGAGTTCGCCTTGGACTGGCAGTGCCAGCCCGAGGTTGGTGGAGTATGCGGTTGTCATCGCGTGTCCTTAATTGGTGTTGATTTCTGTCCAGCCCGGGTCATCACTGTTGCTGATGAGCGTCCAGCCCGAACCTTGGGTGTTGGTGATATTTTGCCAGTCGGCGGTTTGCATGTCATCAATCAGATTCCACAAGAACGCAGCCGTCATGGAGTCAATGGCTTGGGCCGATTCTGCAATGAATACGCTGTTTACAAGCGCGGCAGATACAGCATCGGCTGCGGAGGCAGTGTCAGTGATCGAGGCGCTGAATGTTGACGGCCCAACCTGAACTACATCAGAACCGGTGGCGGCTTCTGCGAGAGTAACGCCAATGACAACAGTTGGGCTTACCGTATCGGCCCCTGTGGCAGTCTCGGCTATAAAGGCAGTAACATAGAAACCTGCGGCAGTAACATCGGCAGCGGCGGCGGCTTCGGAAATCAAGACACTGAAGCTGACCCCAGCGGATACGCTTTCTGCGCCTGTTGCGGTCTCTGCAACTGCGGTATTGATGGTAACTGCCCCAGCAACCACATCGGCACCAAGAGACGTTTCAAGCACAGTGGCAAGAATCAGGACCAGCGACGACACAGAATCAGACCCTGTTGCAGTCTCAGACACGGCAGAAGCGAACTCCCCGGCAGCAGACACTGTATCCGCCCCAGTACCGGCCTCTGCAATTGCTGCGAGGATACTGTTAAACACGCTCACGACATCCGAACCGGATGCGGCTTCAGCCACCGTCGTATCAAGCAGCAACCCCGCGCTTACAACATCTGCGCCGGACGCAAGCTCAGTGATTGTCGTGGGGATTGTCAGTTGAACAGATACCGTATCAGCACCAAGAGATGTCTCGGATACAGCAGACTGAAAAACAACCTGCGCAACAATACTGTCCGCAGCCGTACTCGTCTCAAGTATGGTCACGGAATACGTGACCCCTCCAGCTATTGCGGAGAATGGAGCGGTAGAGTACGGTTGAAATCCAAACATCACATACCTGTACCTTGGTTTGCGTATTGCCCCGGAACAGGTAGCCACTCTTTGCTCTCTTCAGTCCAAAGATACGGCACCCCATCATGCGGATAAGGTGTAGGGGCTTCCCATTGGCATGTGTCTTCGTTCAAAGACCAGCTTGGGAACGGCTGCGGAGCTATAAACGCATCACGGGTCGCATCAAATACGAAGCCGACGCCGGCAAAATTCTTGCGAAAGTTGCGGTTGTAACTTGTTTGCACCCATGTACCGCCAAACAATGTGCGGCAGAACTCAGCGCCTTTTGCTTCTGACTCTTGACCGCTTTCGTCCAGCAGTTCGTTGTTGTGGACGACGATCACTTGAGTGACCGCCCCGCTCTCATCGATTTGCGCAAAGTGAGCCATATGTTGCCTTAGAACGTAATCGTGCCTGAGCCGGTAAATTTGTAGTACCTATAGCCGCCAGAAGTTGTCACTGTTGGAGAGCCAGTAGTTGATGCCGCTGCTGGATACGTGTCTGCATATCGAATAATCACAATACCGGAGCCACCGTCAGCACCGTAAGACGGCGTGTAGTCGCCACGGTTACCGCCGCCACCGCCACCAGTGTTTGCTGTACCTGCTGTTGGAGCATTCCAAGAACTGTTATTGCCAGAACTACCCGCACCACCCCCGCCAGCACCGCCAGCTCCGGGGGTTCCACCAATGCCAATACAACCGCCCCCGCCGCCAGCGTAGTAGGTTCCAAGGCTATTCCAATTTAGCCCATCTCCGCCTTTGCGTGGTGTAGTAGCCGCGTCACCCTTAAATCCAGCTTGCCCCGCGCCGCCGCCACCTCCGCCAGCTTCTTGGACACCTTCCCCGCCAGCATTGCCTTGCCCAGACGGAGACGCTGCGCCGCCTAGGGCCCCAACTCCGCTTCGGCCTGTGCCCCCGCCGCCAGACCCACCGTCAGCGCCTGCGTATGGGGAGTTGTAAATACCGCCTGTGCCGCCACCAGTGGCTGTAATCGTGCCAAAAACAGAATTGGAGCCGTTGCTGCCCAAGCTATTCCATGCGGCACGCGGTCCGCCTGCACCAACAGTAACCGTAATTGCAGAACCGGCAGTGACGGCATACCCCGTTGCCGTACGGTATCCTCCCGCGCCACCACCGCCGCCGACAGTAGAACCGCCAGCGCCACCACCGGCGACAACCAGATATTCAACAGTAGGTGTGGTGAGAGCGGATGGCCAAATACCTGCTCCTTGGTTTTCTTGTTGTTCAAAAAGGCCCCATACACCCGGCGCAGATGTAGTGGTTGACACCTGACGTGGACCAATAATTCCACCATTACCGCGTCTCATTAGCTAATATCCTCATACGAGCAAACAGCTTCAATGGTACTTGTCGTGTTGGCCGTCAGACGCAGGGAGTCGTTCTCCTCAAGATACACGGGCTGGCTCAACACATCGAGCGTGGCGCTAGTCGGCACAGTGATTTGGTACGCAATTCGATACGCGGTAGTCGCGTTCTTGTACACGTCCACGGTGACCCAGCCGCTGGAGGCAGAGACGTTTGAACAATACAGGGCTTTGAGCTTCAATACTTTGCCCGAGCCTGATGCGTTGGTCACGATTGCCGAAGCAGAGCCGGTGACCGCAAGGCCAGCCGTTTTCCCGTACAGGGCGGTGATTGTTACGATATTGGGTGCGGCCATGATTAGTTCCCAAAGAGCATGGAGAACGCTGCGGCTTTGCCCGTATCAACAGACTTGCCAGCGGGGTAGGTCACAAAGACATCCTTTGTGCCAGCGGAAAAATTGACGGCGCTCCCAGAGTTGCTGGAGGCCAGCACCGTAGTCCGCGACAGTGTTGTGCCAGAGGATGTATACGTGCCGATGCCCACTTCCCACTCGCCGCCAGTTTGCCCAGCGATGGTGTAGTACGTGGCGTTACCGTTCCCAATGACGGAGAACGACTGAAAGCCGGTGACTGCACCGGCCAGAGTAATCGTACCCGTACCTGTAGTGGTCGTGGTCTCCTTAACCCGATCCGCGACGACAAGCGCCATTACTCATCTCCTTAAGCGGACAGGCTGAAGGTGTAGGTCACGCGCAGCGTATCGCCAGAAGCCACTGTACGGTCGCCGGGAGACTGGAAGTCAGAGGCGGAGAACAGGATGCCGGTTGTGCCCGATGCAGCGTTACACAAGAACGCGCCGCCGACAGTTGCCGTTGCGTTGATCGTGAACGATGTGGGCGACGAGGTGTTGGTGACCACAGATGGATTGGCGTTGGTAGCCGCAGTCAGACCAGCCGAAGGACGGTTGCCGCTGTACGGAGTGATCTCGGTCCAGCCTGCGTGCGAAGCCAGTGTGTCCGTAGCGGCGGGGGTGTTTGATGCGCCCGCGCCGTACAAACCGATGTACCAAGACGAGCCAGCGGTTGTGCCTGTCAGTGCTGAACCTGCCATGTACTGAAGACCGACGTTCACCACGAGGTTGTGGTTCTCGGCAGTCCATTTCAGATTGCCTTCAGCGTCATAGCATTCGGCTTTGTAGTAGCCAGTAGCCTTGGCAGCTTCAGTGGGGCGGACGCCCATCACCACGTCGCTGGTGAACAGGTCGTTTGTTTTTGCGAGTTCGTGGCTCATGATTGCTCCTTACACAATGCGGATTAAGGCAGATGAGGCTGTGTCGTCCGGCATCTGCACAGTGAATGAAACGATGGATGTCTTGTCCGAACCAAAGTCCAACACGCAGACAGCGCCGTTGTCTCCTGGAGTGTAGATAAGCGCACCACGAGCCGTGATGGAGCCAGTCCAAGCCGGAGACGAGAAATTGATGTACGTGACGTTCTGCTGCGCAGAATTTGTCCCAGACGAGACGGTGGCCGTGACAACCTGGCCACCCGCCGTATAGTCCCCACCAGAAGCCTCACCGACTGTGTCGTAGGCTGTGGTGTTTGCGTTCAATGTGGCGGCGTTGGTGTACAGCGCCATGTAGAACGTGTCGGTAGTGAAGTTGATCGTGCCGTTGGCCAAGCCGGAGCGCAGCGTGTTGCAAGAGTAGTTGCCGGTAAAGCCACTCATCACTTGACCCCACTATTCTGCGGCAGCGGCGCAACACGCGACTGCCCGCTACGGTACGCATCCGACCGCTCCATACCGTCGCCCAGACGTTTGGCCAACGCAAGTGCCTCTTGGTACTTGGTGTTGTACAAGTTCATCATGTCTGTCTCACCCTTCATGTAGGTGTAAGCCTCAACAAGAGAACCGTACAGCAGGACGGAGTCAAAGTTGTCGCCCAGCCAAGAAGTGTTGGCAGTGACAATCGACTCGGGGTAGTAGTAATAATGCAACTCGACCGTGTAGGCCGCATCAGGCGTGGGGCCGAGGATGAAGCTCAGCTCGTCCGTGATGGTTGTTCCAGCCACTGTCGGGCCAAACAAGGCGTAATACCGAGGAAGCGCTGTATCAGCGGGGGTCGGGTAGGCCTGACGAATGAAGTTCACATCCTTGTTCAGGAGGTACTCGTACGTCTCGTTTGCCGTGCCGTAGTCCGTGATGACAGCCATCGAGTAGACGGCCAGGAAGTCTCCAGGAGCAGACAAGTACTTGTTGCTGGCAGACGTTGTCCCTGTCACGTTCTTGCGCAGGGACGGGAACTGCACCGTGTTGTAGATACGCTGCTCCGCTTGCTTCACAAACGTAGGAATTTCCGCGACGAAATTCGTCTCGGTGTTCTCAGCGTACGCCTGAATGGCGCTACTCAACTCGGTGTAGTTCATGTCTTATGCCATCGGGCCACGGGCCATCAGACCCTTGGTGGCTGCGCCAGTACCGCGAATCTTGATGCCGTCGGTCTTCACGCCCTTGTAGCCTTGGCTGCGGGTGTTGGCGACGTTCACCGGAGTTTCCTTGAGGTACTTCTTGGTGTCTTCCTCACCAACGACCACGTTGGCGGCCTTCTTGGGTTGCTTGTAGGTGGCCATGATTAGCCTTTCCGTCCGGGAGACTTCTGGTTGGCGACCTTGGCCAGATTGCGGCCCATCTTCAGCATGTCGCTGTTGGTCTTGCCACCAGCACGCAGCTTGAGCGTAGTGCCCTTGCCGCCTTTGTGCTCTTGCGCATCGTGCTGTTTGATGGCTTTCTTGATAAGCGCTTTGTCTTGCGCCAAGTCCTTTTTGTCCATGTTCGACTCCTTACGTCGTTGCTACCGTTACTGTACCCAATTCCACGGTCAAAACCAAGTTATTTGGTGTAAGTCCGTCGTCAAAGTTGCGGCTGCCGCCCACCGGGTTCCACCCCCACTGGATCACACGGCTACCCCCAGAGGTGTAACCAACCGCATCCGGGCCTGTTCCGCCCGTAAGGGCAATCTGCAAACCGGTGGTGCCACCCTGCCAGTACGTGTTGTCTGGGCGAGGATCGCGCACACCTTGCGGATCGTCCACCGGGTACATGCCCAACTGCAACTGCGGATGGTCAGGGTCCCAGCACTCCTTACAGACCAAGATTGAGTAGTTCTTGGTCTTGATGATCTCTTTGCGCAGCTCGTGCAGCTTGAAGCGAAAGTTGCAGCGGTCACACTGCGCAATCGCATTCTTGCCGGACGAAAACCGATTTCCCATTTAAGTGCCGCCCCCAATGAACATCTGGCGGGGCACAAACCGTACTGCGGCTTTCTCGTGATCTTCCTGCGCGGCCAGCTCCCAGGCCTCGTCGTACTGCTGCTTCAGGAGCGGCAGACGCTCCATGCCACCCTCGACCTTGAGCGCGATGTAGTACGCAAGCCCAGCCACAAGGCAGGGCAGGAAGCGGAATGGCACGTCAGCAATGTTTGTACCGGAGCCAATCGCTTGCGTACGGCGCATGCGCCAGTACACGAACTGGTAGGTCTGGCCGGGGTCCGGTGTCGGCCACACGGTGATCGACTGCTTCTGGGACAGCGTGATCGCTGAACCAACCGCCTGCGAGGCGGCAGTGGTGCCGTCCTGCCCACGGCAGCAGTTGTACAGGTAGAACGGAGCGCCGTCTTGCGGGTTGCTCGTCTCGTTGTACGCGATCAGCTCGGAGCCGATCTTGATGAACCCGGCTGTCGGCAAACCTGCCAGCGATGAGACCTGAATGGTCGTGGCCGTGGACGACAGAGCGCTGGTGCCCGCAACCGTGATGCCCGTGGGCTGGTCGTTGGCCGTCAGGCGCTGGATGTACACCTGGATCGGACGCGCCTGAATCAGCTTGTTTGGGATCGTGGCATAGGTAGAAACACTGATACGCGTGATCGTCAGGTCCGCCTGATTGTTGATCTGGTTGGCCTGCGTACGGATCACATGATCGAGGATGTCCACAGTGTCGTCCGGCAGAGCGTACGTCGGCTGGCCGGTGACCAGCGTGATCGTCTTCTGCTCAAACGTCCACATGTTTATGCCACGGTTGGCCCAGTCTGCGAACATCAGGTTCATGGACCGGCGCGCTGTGCGCAGGTCATAGCCCGTGCGAAGCTCGGAGCCTGCCCGCTCAAACGCCTCTTCCACGATCTCGCTGAGATCGAGGTTGAACGCTGCTGTTCCAGATGTGGTGGTTGCCATTTACTTCTTCAGCCCTTTGAGGGTTTCAGCCAGCCGTGCCCGTTGGCCCAGTTTCCCAGGCTTCTTGGCAGCGGCTGCCAGCTTCTTGGCAGGGATCGGTTCGCCCTTCTTGGCCCCGAGCTGCTCACGCAGTGCACCGGGCTTCTTGATGGCGTCTTTGATCCAGCCGCCCTTGGCGTACATCGTCACATCGTTCGGGTTGTCCTTACGATGGATTGTTTTTGCCTTGGGCATTTTGGAGGCCATGATGTCCCCCATGCCACGGCTGGCCCGCATGATTACTTCTTGCCTTTGGCCATGCCGCCACCGCACATGCCCAGCGGCTTGCCGCCCTGCATGACGATCTGCTTGCCTTTGGTCTTGCCTTTGGTAGCCATGCCGTCACGGCTGGGAGCAGCGGTCTTGACGGAACCCATTTTGGCCTTGGTGATGCCGTTGCCAGAAGATTTGGTAGCCATATGGCCTCCTTGTGAAAATTTGCGGCCCTTGTCCGCGCTGATGAACTCTTTGCCCACCGATGCGGGCACGCCTGCTTTCTTGGCAAACGCTGGATTGTGGGCCACCGCTGCCATGAAATTGTGTTGTTTCTTACTTGTCGAGGGCATTTTGCTTCTCCTTCTTCCAACCGATCAGTTCGGAAAAAGGTTTGCCCGTGACCATTTCGGCGATGCGCATAACGCCAACTACCGCGCCGATGAAGCCAAACACGGGTGAAATTACCTCAAAAAAAGTTCCCATTGTGGTAAAAATTGCCGCCACATCGAGAACATGCTTCACAGTGTCATTGTGTTCAGTCATATCAGCAATTCCAAGCCCGAAGGCTTTTGTTGATTCGGCTGTCCGGGTCTTTCTTGGCCTTCTCGCCGGTCAGCTTTTTCTTCATGCCCTCCATCCGGGCGCAGAAAGAGTCGCGGCGTTTGCCTCCCTCGGGTTGCGGGGCTTTGAGCCCTGGCTTGCCCGGGTTGGCCTTGTTGTAGGAGGCGCGGCCCTTGGCGTTCAAGCCGCCCTTGGGGTTCTTGCCTTCCTTGCGTTGCCATGCTGGTGTCTTAGCCATTTACAACTCGCAGGTTTGCTTTGTGGATGTTCTCCAGCAACGGAGCCATGACCTCTTCGGCAAAATTGCTGGTGAATTCCATCTGCCCAATGTGAGGCAGGCTGATCTCGGAGTCGATGTAGACTTTGAAGCCCATCTCGGTGGCACGGTCGCAGAACAGATAGTCCTCGCCCATGTAGTGCCCGTCCTTGAGCTGGAAGTCAAACACGGCATGTGCCGGACCCTTGCGATCCTCGTACTTCCACTCGGGGTGCGCTGCCACCATCTTCTCCAGCACATGGCGCTGGATCATCATGAAGCCTGTGCCCACGCGCTCAACGCGCAGGAGCGACCCATCCATCTCGATGCCGCCGTCCTTGGTCCAGAACACATCGGCAAAGAATTTTTTCTCTTTCAACCGACGGGGGTAAGCCCCCGCCGTGATGTCCTTGCCGCCGCTCTGAGCCATCAACCGCAAGATGTCGTCAGGAGTGACGATCACATCGGAGTCGATGAACAAAAGCTCAGTAGCGTCGGTTTTAAGGAACTCGGCAACCAGCGCGTTGCGTGCCATGGTGATGAGCGAACAGTTGGACAGGTCCGACAAATAGACCTTGATGCCCAACTGCGCCGCTATCGGCATGAGCTGCGCAATGGCGAAAGCCGTCTTGATATTGAGCTTGCCGTCGTAGCAAGGAATACCGATGAACAGCCTGCGGCCATTGAGATCAACGCGCTTGGTATCAGCCATAGAACACCGTTACAGCGGCGGCATCGCCGGTATCACAGAACACGCCGTTGTCAGCGCGAATGCCTTCACCGGGGATCACCACGGTATGTGCACCAGCAACCGTCACGCCCAGTTTGAGCAGAACAGTCCCTGAAGCAGCAGACGCGTTGTCGTAGAAGATGACAGGATTGGCCCCGCCAGTGGTCACGGACACGTATGCGCCTTTGATCCGGGTGGGGTAAGCCACCATAGCCGCATCGGATGCGGCATAGGCGCTTTTTACATCATATTGCATCGCCATGATGCGCTCCTATCAGGCCGGAGTGATGGTAGTCGTACCGTCCGACGAGTCGATCCAAGTGCTGCCAGCGGTAGCGCCTTGAGCCACGTAGAAAGTCTTGGTGGTCGTGTTGTACAGCGTAGTGCCCAGAGCCTTGCCAGACGTATTCACAGCGTTGGCAATAGCGCCGAGAGCCGTGGAAGTCGTGGTGGTGGATGTCAGGGTGCCAGTGACGTTACCGGTGATGTTGCCGGTGACAGCGCCGATAAATCCGTTGGTGGAAGTAACCGGGCCGGAGAAGGTGGTTGATGCCATTTAAGACCTCACATGCGAGTGGTGGCACATCTGTCTGCATGTCGTCAGCCGGGACTGTCAGATGCGCCGGGGACCCCGGTTTTGTGCAATATACAGCAAAAAGAAAAGGGGCACAAGGCCCCTTTTCTCGGTTTATCAGGACGAACCCGAAGAACCCCAGATACCCAGAGGGTCAGACCAGCCGAAGCTGTAACGCTCACGGGCCTTGTAGCGAACGTTGCCGGTGTCGAAGTCACCGTCCATCGAGTTGGCCAGGGCCATACGCTCGAAGTGCTTCAGACCGTTGGGCACATCCGTGGTCAGGAACCAGGCGTTTGTGTCGGTCAAGAAGTGGTTGACGGTGTAGCCACCAGGGATAGCGCCCATCTGCTTGATAGCGTTGATGTCGTTATCGGCGGTTGCAACACGCAGCTCGGTGTCGAGCAGACGCTTGGCCGTGAACATCAGGCTGGGCGGAATGACCAGCTTGACGGGCTTGGCAGCGATCAGCAGGCCACGTTCATCGGTCCACGCAGCGATCTGAATCACGGCGTTTTCCAGGGCGGTTTCGTTCAGGTCCACACCAGCGCTGGGACTGTTGTAGTTCACACCACCGGAGACCAGCGGGTGACCCACGCGAGTACCGGAGCTGTTATTGCCGAACAGAGACACGCCATCACCACCGGCGTAAGCACCGTTGAAGCCGTTGTTCAGCACGGAGGCTGCCTTGACTTGCTTGGTGTACGACATGGCACGGGCCAGGGCTTTGGTGTAACGAGCAGACAGGCTGTCGTACAGGTTGTCCTCAATCGCCTCTTCGGTGATCGAGAAGCCCAGAGCGATGGTCTCGTGGGTGTAACGGGCAGTGAATGCTTCCTGCGCGTTGTCATAAGCGATGGCGGAGCCTTCGTTCTTGACAGGAGCGGCGGAGAAGCCAGCCAGTTTGGTTTCTTCTTCAAAGCTACGCTCCGACTTCTCGGTTTCGTAGATTTCCTTGTGCTCTTCGCCGTAACGTGCGTATTCCATGCCGAACAGAGCGTTCAGACCAGGGAGCAGTTCCTTGAGCAGTTGTGCGCGACTAATAGCCATGGTTTACTCCTTAAACACCAGTGGTGTCGTTGTACTGGTGCAGGTTGATCTTCACAATGAACTCGTAGTAGTACGTAGTACCACCAGAGATATAGGAAGTCTCAGGCACAACATCAACAACGCGGATGGGGTAGGCAGAAGTGGTCGAGGACGCACCGTCGATACCGTAAGCGGAATCGCCAGTAGATGTCGAGCCAACTTGAGCCACGATTGCCACGTTCGAGCCAACCAGAGCACGGGTGTAACCGGTCGGGGTGGTGGTGTTGCCATTGGTGGCCACAACCTTGAACGTTGCCCAAGGATCATCCACCACGTAGGCGTAAGCCGGGGCAGATGCCGTAGCGGCAGCGGCGGGGTAGAACTGCGACTGCACGGTCTGACCGAGCGAGTTCACATACTGGCAACCGACCAGCACACCGACGGAATCGCCGGAAGTGGTAGTTGTCTTGGCCACCAGATAACCGGTGGTGTCAATAGCGACGGTGTCGCCATTCAGGATTGCAGTAGCGTAGCTAGTTGCAATGGGGATCAGACGAGTCTGACCGGCGTAGGGCAAGCCATCAAGACGATTGATGGGCTTAAAGCCATACGTCTTATCGACGGTAGGGTATGCCATTTAAAGCTCCTTGTTACTTTGAACCAGAACCAAAACCTGTGGTGCCCCGTGTGGTGGAGGATTTCTTCTCCGAGTACAGCGGCATGCGCGGGTCATTGTTTCGCAAAAAGTGGTTGTCCACTGAGTCCATCTGTCCCTGCGCCTGGTTGTTGTAATACTCCTGACGTGCTCGAAACATTTCGGCGGGCATCTTGCACAGCATCAGTCCGCCAATTTCGATATTGCCACTTGCATTACCACCAAGCATCATTTCTGGATGGTCTTCCGCCTTCACTGGCACCCAGCCTTCACGGAGTTTCCGCGAGACGTTGGTCGGATCGGCTTGTCCCAGGATCGACGTTGCAACCCAGTGGAACACGTAACCCGGCTCAGGTGTCGGTTCAGGCAGTGTGCTCGGCGGTACATAGACCGGACGAGCGGTTTTTTCGCGTGAAATCAAATCACGAGGGGTACGGTTATCAGCCATTTTGTTTCTCCAGTTTAAGAACTTCTGCTACGTATTTCTTCGGGTCGAGGTTGTACTTCTTAATCAACGCCGCTTGGGACGCCGTAAGCTGCACTTTCTTCACACCCGTAGACCGACTGGCAGGAGCCACAACCGCAGAGGGACGTTTGGCTTCAGACCGTTCAGTTTTCTGTCCTTCGTCACCGAAAACTTCCGGGAACTTGGACTTCACGCGACCATCAATCTGGTCGAAATAATCGTCAGAGCGGGGATCAACCCCGGATGCCACTAGTTTCTGGTGCAGCCCTAGAGCAAAGCTGGTAACTTCCTCGAACCCATCGGCTCCGAACCACTGGTTTTTTGCCTGCCAGCGCAGTGTTTTTTCGTCCGGTCGCACCTGTTGGGGAGGTGTGTAGGCGTTTTGTACCTGAGTTTCTTCTTGCTGTAAAGGGGTAGCACGAAACTTTTTTGCGTCCTGCGCTTCCCACTTGGCTTCCGCCAGAGCTTCTTGGGCCGCAATGATCGCATCAGTGTCAAACGCTTCCTGGGCAGCCTTGAGGTCACGCCGGGCTTTGTCCAGCTTTGCCTCTGCTGCCTGCTCGGCCATGGACGCAACAGCCTGATGGCCGGTGTTCACGTTGGCTTTGAGGCGTTTGTTCTCCTCGACCATGTGCTGCGCAAAGCGCTCAAGCTCTGCCTTCTCACGCGCCAGAGCTTCCTTGGCCCGACGCTCGTCGTGACGTGCGTGGGTCAGCTCACTGATGCGCTTCTTGACGCCATCCGAGTAAGACTCGATCTCGTCATCGGTCGGATCATTGACTTCCTTGTCCATGGGCTTGCGGCCACGGTCTTTCTCAGGAGTGTCATCGACGATCTCGATCTCGACGTCGCCTTCTTCCGCAACTACGGTTGTTTTTTCTTCCTGTTCATCAGGAAATTTGAATGCATCTGCCATTGCTTACTCCTTAAACGCGGGAAATGCCCCGGGGGTCATCCACAGTCCCGTCAACCAGATCATCATTGATGAGCCGGAATTCACGACCATGAATCTTGACGCGAGTACCGGCGTACGGCCTCGTGATGATGAAGTCACCTTCCTTGCAGTACGCACCGGACGGGAACTTGTTCTCGTCTTTGTACGCATCAGGGCCGAGCTTCATGACAAACAGCACCGGAGAGGAGACCTCTTCAGCCTGTCGCGTAGCGCCTGTCTTCACAAGCGAACTGCCCTCGAAAGTCTCGTCGGTCTCGACCACCGCACACAGCAGCTTGTAGCCACTGGGATTGGGAAGCTGCTTACCGCGCTCTTCCAGGGGGATGTCTTCCGCCTCCACTTTTTGAAGTGTAGGTGGGGCCAAACTGCCGGGGGGCAGAATCAGACCGATGTCACTCATCAGAGTTCTCCAGTTTTTCCGCAAGGTCGAGTAGATGACGCTCTGCAAGGGCCAGACCCTGAATGATCCCGCAGAGTTTTTGATATTCGTCGAATGAGCGACAGACGCCTCCCGCGAGGTCGTCTGCGTAGTTGTTCATGTCCGTGCGTATTTTGTCGCGCAATACGCGTGCGAAGTCCTGGACCATGCTTACTTGTTCTCCTTGTTACTTTGCTTCGCTTTCATAGCGAGGTTGAGCTGGTGCTCTTGGGCTTTCTGACGCATCTTGGCCTCGTGCTCCTGAGCCACCATGTTCAGTTTTGCCCGGCTTGCTGCAAGCTCCTGCTGCTGTCGGGCAGCGTTTGCCTGAAGTTCTTGTTGCTGGCGCATGGCGTTGGCCTGCAATTCCTGCTGTGTCTTTGCAGCGGCAAGCGCTGGGTCCTCGCCCTGCTTGGAAGCCATATCTTGTGCTTTGAGCTGAAGCTCCTGCTGCTTGATCGCCAAGTCGCCCTGCACCTTCTGGCCCTTGATCGCGGTCTCTTGGGCGCGAATCTGGAGTTCTTGCTGCTGCATCTGCACGAGCGGGTCTTGCATCTGCTGCTGGGCTTGCTGCTGCGCAGCCATGGCCTGGTTCTGCATCAGCGCTTGGTGAGCGGCCTGGGCGATCATGGCCGACAACGGCAGCTCGACTTGCGGCGGCAGGTCCTGTGCATCCTCGCTCTCGTAGACCGGCAGCGGCATGCCGAGCTGAGTCTCGATCTGACGACGCATGCGGTAGCCAGCGTGCTCTGCAATGTGCGCAGTGAGCGCGGCCACGATCTGCTGCGCCTTTGGGTTCTGGCCCAGGGTCTGCGCAATCAGCGGGTCCTGAAGCATGAACTGGTGCGCCATGATGTGAGCGTCGTGGTCCTGGTAGAAAAAGACCTTGGTCGGCTCACCCTTGAGGATGTTCTGGTTCTCCGTGATCGGGTCCACGGGTTTCTGATCCTCGGGCAGCGGCACGAGCTTGTCGGCATTCTTGATGCCCAGCACCTCAAGCATCCCCCTGTGGAGCTGCGGCAGGTCGTAAATGTCCGGTGCCATCTGGGCCATCTGGATGACGGCTTGATACTGCACGACGCGCTGCGACAGGGTAGCTGCGTTGGGGTCCGACACGGGGATCACGTCCACCTTGTCATAGTCGCCCTGCTTGGCCCGGGGTGTGCCGTACTCTGGCTCATAGGTGTAGTCAGGAGCCGTGAAGTCGCGGATCACCGCCTTGAGCAACTTGAGTTCAGACTTCAGTGCGTTGTGCACCCGGGCCTGGACAGCGGTCAGCACCTTGAGCTGACGCTCCAGGATGGCCAGCGTGGAGCCCACCGGGGCGTTGGCCGACATGTCACTGACGTTTGTGTCCGCACTGGCGGCAAACCTGCGGCCCTCGTCCACGATCTTGTCGAGCAACTGGGCCAGAACAGCAGACGGCTCCTTGTACGGCAGCGGCAGGATGTTGTCACGGATAGCACCCGAACTCACATCCACATCACGCCACTCGCCCGGAGCGATGGGGGTGTCGTCGCCTTTGATCCGCAGACCCCGGGATTTCAGACCGCCCGGCAGGTTGCTCAGGGTGCCCGCGTCCACAAGCTGGCGCATCAGGCTTGTTGCGCTCTTGGCATAGCCGCCGATCAGGTGAAACAGCCCGAAGCCATACGCCCCGAAGCCCGGCACGTACTGGTAGTGCACGAAGTGCTGACGCTTGAGTTTCAAGTCGTCGTCTTCCCGCCAGTTGCGGCGGATGGCCAGCACATCGCCCGTGCCCTTGAGGATTGTGACCACGTAGGGAATAGCGATCTCCAGCGACTCGCGCTCACCCTCATCGTTCTCGGTAGCCTCGGCCAGTGGGTCGGCCTCGATCACGAGGTCAACGTGACTCTCCAGCAGGATGTACCGGTCGTCGTTCAGGTCGGAGAACCCAGTCTCCTTGTCCTTGGCTTTCTGAATGTCGTCCTGTGTGCGATCAGGCTCAGGCAGCTCCACCTGACGGTAGAACCCGGCAGCCATCAGCTTCTTGATCTCGTTCTCGGTCTTGCGCATGACATGCGTGACGCGCTCACATGTGTCGAGGTCTGCTGCGCCGTAGGGCAGGATCATGTCCTCTGCCGGGATGAACATGCTGACCGGACGACCGAGACTCGGGTCGTAGTACACCTTCTTGAACGCGGAGCCGGTGGCAGGCAGGCTCCAGAGCATGCGCTCATGCTCAGGCCGGTACTCAGGCATCTCCTCAGTCAGGCGGAAGTTCATGTCGTCTTGCACCCTGACCGCAGCCTCTTTGACCTCGGGGGTCTCCTTGCCGATGATCTTGGTCTTGACCGGGCCAGCGGCTGGGAACGTCTCAGTGATCGTCTCTGACTGGAACCTTACAACGGCTTCCGTAATCATCGGGTGGAACACACCGCAAGCGCCCTGCCAGGGTTCTGTGCGCTCCTCGATCTGGAGGCCCAGGAGTTTGAGCCCCATCACGTAGGCCTTCTCCCACTCCTTGCGGCTGGACTTGTCGTCCTCGATCTGGCTTGAAAGATCGCCGCCGAGCTGCTGAAGCGTGCCTTCCTCCAGGAACTCGGCCAAGTTAGCGTCGAAGTCCTCGATGCTCGGCTCGTCCGGTTTGATCTCGATCTCCACCCCACCCATGCCGATGGTCACAGACTCTGGGTCCACGATCTCGATCTCGATGGGGGCCTCGTCCTGCGCCAGTTCCTCAATGCCCGTCGGGGCAGCGTAGAGGGATTTGTCGAT